TTGAGGTTCGATTCCTCTTTAGTATGGTACATGAACAGGCGACGGCCACCCGAAGGTTCGAGTCCTTCCTCTTCCACCTTACAACGCACCCATAGCTCAATTGGAAAGAGCAACGCACTTCTAATGCGTAGGTTTCAGGTTCGAGTCCTGATGGGTGTACCATCAAAAAGATAGTATAGCTTGAAGAATCACCATCGAAGTATTTTTATCTCCGACACTCATCTGGGCAACAAAAATTGTCAAGCTGAAAAACTATTGAGCCTCTTGAAGAGTGTAGAGTGCGATAAACTTTACCTCGTTGGTGATATCATTGATGTGTGGTCAATGCAGGCTAGTAAACTTCATTGGACTCAGCCACAAAGCGAGATTATTCGCAGAGTGCTTAAGATGTCCAGGAACACAGAGATTTACTATGTTGTTGGCAATCACGACGCAATCGTAAGACCTTTCTTGCCTATTGACATGGGCAACATTAAGATCGTAAATGAAGCAATACACACTACAGCGAGCGGTAGAAAGCTTCTTGTTACGCACGGAGATATCTTTGATCCTTTTGTGGTTCGGTACGAGTGGATCTCTAAGCTTGGAGCTAAAGTCTACGATCTGCTGATCAAAGCTAACAGTTCTATTAATTGGGTCAGAAGGATCTTTGGTCTAAAATACTGGTCTCTGTCTAAGTACATCAAGTACAAATCAAAACGAATCACGAACGTCATCGACAACTTTGAAAACCTTTTGGTTGATTACGCCAAGCAGAACGGATACGATGGTGTTGTTGCAGGCCACATTCATACACCAGACGTAAATAACGTCAAGGGATACTACAACTGTGGTGATTGGGTAGAAACCTGCTCTTGGCTATCAGAAGACGAATACGGAAACATAACACTGAACTACTTTTAAACCATTTACCTTATCAGACAAATACAATGAAAGAATGTGACGGAACCTATGAAAGCATCGGCTGGAATGTCGGTGAACTAGTCCAACGAAAGCAACGAGCTTACGGAGATTCGTTCGGGCGTAGTGGGGAGTGTCTTCGACAAATGTTCCCCAATGGCATCAAGCCTGAGCAGTATGATGATCTGCTCACCATCGCTCGTATCCTAGATAAGCTATTCCGTATTGCGAATAATAAGGATGCATTCAATGAAAACCCATATCAAGACATTGTAGGATATGGTCTTCTAGGAATGAAACGACATGCTGAACACAACGATTCCTGAGTTTTATTGTCTAGCTCGTAAGGAGTTCTTTTACAATCAAGAGAAAGGGCACGGTGAGTTCGTGCCTGTCATGCTATTCGGTGTAAGATCGCGTGGGGGCAGGGTGCTAGAGTTTCATGCCCTAACCGATTCGGGTATGCAGTTCCTAGGACTGCCTCCACACGCAATCTGCCACAAGCCTTGCGAAAAACCTCTGATCCAAGACTCTCAACTCTGGGACTGTTTTGGTGAAGAAGTTACCGTGGAGAAGTTTGATTATCTTGAGGGGATGCGGTGCAAGTACAGACGAGAAAGTGATGGCAAATGGCTTTCGGGTAGGTATATGATGACCTTCGACTGGACGGGTAATGCATTCTCTGATGATCCTTCACAGCGTAAGAATGGTCATCTTATCGAGCTAGATTCTGGCAACTACACAATTCAACCAAACAACAGGACTTTATGGTTCGATCCTTCTTGGACCACGAACGAGCCTGATCTAGATTGGAAAGTAAACGAGCATGTGTGGTCATCAGAAAACCAACATGCTCGTCACAAGGAAAACAAGTTCTTCTACGATTAGAGCCCTCTATCAAACTTATCTTGCCTTAGATTATTAAATGGAGTAATGTTTCCGTAGGTTAAGATTACAAAAATAGTACCTTTAGTGCTATAATCTTCTTGAAATCTAATTAGAACAGAGTCTATAAGTTCTGAGTTGGCACATTTAAATTCTACAGTACCTTGACCTCCTGGATCTGTAATTACAATATCACCAAGCATACTAGAGACATTCCCTGCAAGAACATCTCCCCAATTATATTCATTAGCTAAGAAATTATTATCTGTTATATTATTTTCAGTTAGAGATACTTGTAACGAGCTTGGCTGTATAAAACTAAACAAATGTGCGTCAGCATCATTTTTGTTATCATAATGAATAGTTATCTTAGCATAGTTACAAGAGATCCTATTTCCTCCTGAGTCTACAAAAGGAAACCCAGAGGCATCAGCAGAACTATCCTCTAATCCTGATAGAGCATAACTAAATAATCTAATTCCTTCGTTAAGTCCTGTACCAGTCATTAGCAATTCCATTTCCGTAGAGCTTTGTTAATCCTTGAATCAGGATCATTCGCAGTCTTGGCACTCGTAAGTCTTTTCTTCATTCCACCCATGCGAGCACAGAATGATTTTCTACGGCTTGCTGCTTTCGATCCCTTCTTTAATTTGCTAGGCTTAGTAGAAACAGCAGTCTTTAGTTTTGATCCTGGGTTAGCTGCACGATAGCGAGCAACACCTTTTGCAGTTAGCCCACCAGACGCGGACTTGTCACCACTTTTGACAGAGAACTTCTTAGGCATGGTGCCTTTTTTACCTTCAACCAAGGCATATGCAATAGAAGCATAAGTGTTTATGATACTCTCACTTTTAGTTCCCCAACTCTTAGCTCCCTTCTTTCTGCATTTTACTAAAGCACCAGAAGCATAGGCAGAAGGCCAAACCTTATAACGAGCCTTTACCTTGTGGTAGCAAGCGTCCTTATTTCCTTTTTCTTCGTTCATATTTTTCTTAGGTTTATCGGTAGGAACATAAGTGGGCTTGGCTGCTCCACTCTTTTGTGGTTGGTTAGGATCAGCAGCCCGCTTTCTTCTTTGTGCGGACTTGCGTTCAGCCTTGGTCATGGAAGCTCTTTTTGAAGAAGACACGCACTTTGGAGTGGACTTCTGCCCAGGCTGACGAGCGCAGGGTTTACCAGAAACAACTTGTACCCAGCCAGGAGTTCCATCTGTTGAACGAGATTGAAACCATTTCCTTAGATTCTCTTCTCTAAGTGATTTCAGCCCATTACTGAGTTTTTTGAGATTATCTGTTGACATTTGATCCTACCTCTGGTATTATATACCCATGAACATCTTCGTACTAGATAAAAATCCGCGTGATGCGGCTCGTATGCATTGTGATAAGCATGTGCCCAAGATGATTCTTGAGACAGCGCAAATGCTTTCTACTGCTCACCATGTTTATGATACTCCACAAGCCCCGCTTGTTTACAAAAAAGCTCATCTAAACCATCCCTGTACCATCTGGGTGCGGGAATCTGTAGACAATTATGGTTGGGCATTCGAGCTATTCCGTGAACTGAATAATGAGTTCGTTCGTCGTCGTGGTAAGAAGCACCTTTCTTGGGTTAAGCTGAAGGAGCACCTCTCCCACACGCCCTCTCTGCCTCTCCAAGGGCTCACACCGTTCGCTCAGGCCATGCCCGACCACTACAAGCAAGAGGACGCTGTAGAGGCTTACAGGGCGTACTACAGAGGCGACAAGGCCAGCTTCGCCAAGTGGGACTGGCCTACTGCTCAAACCCCTAGCTGGTGGGATTTTCCCAAGTTTTCTCAAGTCGGGGCTTGACATCTGCCGATAATATGGTATAATACTCCCTATGAGCTACAAACAAAGCAAAGATCTTCAGAGTATTTGTCGATACGTTGAGTACGTTCGTGATACGCTTAATCGTAAATCTAACTCCCTAAACTCTTCGTGGTGTAAACTTCAGCCAATGGCTACTGAAGAATGCTGGGGTTATGATTCTGTCAAAGAGACTGATTTGGATCCTGTCTTCCAGGAGCTTTATGATTCTATGGATGAACTCGCTGATGTGTTTACTGTCCTTGAATCTCTGATTACTGATTATATTAATCATCAATATCGCTGATAAATTATCAAATGAAGAACGTAACACTGACAGCTACAATCTTTCTTAGTTCTTGTGTTGGATCTGATAGCAATTCAGAGGACTATGGAGCTGATGCTGTGTTCCAAGAAATGCTGTATGCTTCAGAGTCCGAGGCTGTTAATGAAAAACAGCAACAAGCTTTCTTCGACGCCTTGGCTTATTTTGAAGGTGCTAGTTTTGATGAGACTAACACTAAATTGTTTTTCTGGAGTAATTACGGCTCTTACGAATTCCTGAATTACCTAGACGCTGAGCATCCCCCAAAAGCTGTTCGGGAGTATGTCCACTTCTGGCTTGGAATTGAGAATGGTGCCTTGCGTAGATCTTCCGCTGATATTATCTGGAGGGGCTACCTGAGCCGTGTACATTGAATCTAGATCACCATTTTTCCCAAGTTTTCTCAAGTCGGGGCTTGACATCTGCCGATAATATGGTATAATACTCCCATGAAAGCACGACAAATCGTACAACAGTTGGACCATTTCAACGATGTCACTCTGGAGATCCTGGAGCTTATTGACATCTGGCGTACTGCCAAGCACGATGAGCTAATTGTGGCCGTCAAGACGGCTCACGAAAAGCTCGACAGAATGCGGCAAGAGAGTTGTGACCTGGCTGACACAATCGACTACCAAATTGGTGAAACGACGGAGAAATTCTGATGGGACTTGATATGAATGTTTACCACACGAACGGTGTGGAGCTTACTGAAGATAACTTCGAAGAGTATTGCTCGGATCAGTGGCAAGACTTTTACTGGCGCAAGGCTAACGCTATTCATGGTTGGTTTGTTGATAATGTCCAGGGTGGCAAAGATGAGTGTCAACTTACGGAGATCAACTGGCCTGACCTTTTGAATCTGAAGAGTCTGTGTCTTGCTGCTCTGAAATATCCTTCTGATGCAGTTAATGTTCTTCCTACTCGTCAAGGTTTCTTCTTCGGGACCTATGACTACGACGAGTATTACATGGAAGACCTCAGG